TAAGAAGTAGATGTGGAAACTATGGATCTAGATGTTCTACTTTCTTGTGGTGTATTATATATTATAGCATGAGGTGTGGTGGTGTGTGCTACACCTGTCATTTTTGTTCCGTTAGGCATAACGTGAAATGCTCCATAATATGGTTCACCATTTATAAAACCAACAATGTTAGCATTACGTGGAGATATACAATCTATAACTTGCTTTACCTCACCTTGATAGGAAGGTCTTGGTGCTAATTGACCTTTTAACAATGCTCCAAATCCAGTTGATGATTGAATTTCTAATTCTGGTAAAGTAGTAAATTCTTCTAAATTATTCGTAGATGGATCAGGTGGAATTACGTTTAATATTCTACCCCTATCATCTAAAAATTTTTCATATACATTACCTTTCTGGTCAGTTATAACATCCTCTTGTTTATAATTTTGACCTGGTTTTACTACAACAACATGATCAACAGTATAAGGTCCTTCTTCCCCTTCCTCTGGTTCAATCACTGGATAGTTTTCACCGCTAGTGACAACAAATACATCAGTTAATTGCTGATATGTAGGTGATGCTGGATCATAATCAATAACTGACTTAGCAACTGCACCGTAACCTTTACGACATGTATCTTCTATCTCAATAAATGGTGGTGACGTATATCCTCTGCCAGGATTAACAACTTTCATCCCAATTAAACTTGCTGTTTGCACTGCAAAAACGTCACTTACAATCGCTCCTAAAATAGGATTTACCTGTGCTCCCTGACCTCCACCTCCAAATACATTAACCTTTATTCCAGAACAATTAAGTGGAGGTCCTGTGTAACAATCACTTAAAGTGCTACTAAAACCTGGTGTGCTTACATCTGGTCTCATAAAATCAAATAATCCTAAATTACCAATTACACCTCCAGGACTTGCTGCTGCCTCTTTCAATTCCTGTGCTGCATTTGCAATATCTAATACCTTACCAGCAATATTTTCTAAATTTAAATTACCAGGTCCAACACCTAGTATCCACTTGTTAGTTTTACCCCCTAAATCAGCAGTTGGTACTTCACAATCATCAAAAATGCTTGCAATACCAAGTAGACCCTCAGCCTTCGACCTTAATAGTCCTTCAATATCTCCACTTGGGAATATACTAGCCACACCTGCTATAGCGTCTGATAATTCTGAATTTATACCCTTAATCATATCATTAAATAATGCACCTATAAACTGATCTCCAATACAATCAGTGAAATTTTCAACATTATTTGTAAACTCTGCAAGTAAATTCCCAACATCACCAGTTAACTTGTCCGTGATGTTTTTAATAGCACAAGGCATAAGATTCTGAAGATTCATCACAGGACCTACCATTGCTACTTGAGCTGCTTGTGCTTTTTTCTTTGCAAGAGCTAAATCACCTGTTTTTTCTAAAACTTCAGATAATTTATCTTTATAAAGTTTATTCAAACCACCATTGAGTTGAGGTGCTAATTCATCAAACGTTGTATTCACCATATCTTTAATCATTGGTTTTGATGCTGATACAATTGATTTTGCACCTTCAGCTAAATTTTTAAACTTATCTTTTGGAACAGAATTACTAACTTCATTAAGGGTGTTTTTAAGTTGATTTTTAATTTTATTTGTCGATTTAGTATTGGAAGTTGAAGCTTGCTTTCCACTTCCTAATATTAATTCTTGACCTATTGCTTTAAAAGCTTGTGTATCAACATTTTCAAATTGTCTTTTTAAATTTTCAAGAATTGGTTTTGAATTAGCAGCTGTATTTTTGAGTCCTGTTTGTGATGCTCCAGATTTAAGGACTTGTTTTAGTTCATCAGCATCTACAAGTTGCTCTAATTTTGCTTTTCCTTTTTCCTGTTGTTCTTTTAAATCTTCAACTATTTCTTGAGGTAAAAATCTAGGTGATTTTTGACTCTTGTTTGAATCATCACCACCTTCATTTTTAGAAATAAATTCACTATTTGGTTTAATCTTACTTGTATATCCTGTGAATGGTACGAATGGAGATTTATATTCTTCATCACTTGCATAGTATCCAGTGTTTGCAAATATTCCCAATATTACAGGAAGTTGTGCATCATCACCATCAAGAAAAAATCCCATAACAGTATCACCTGGCGATATGCGAATTGATCTTGCTCGATTCGCTTTCCCTGATCCACCCTGTGATGATAATAAAACCTGTGCATAAGGTAAGTGTTTATCAGGTAATTCAGTTATATCTGCTGGATGATATCCATAAATGCGAACTTTAACCCTACAACCCCAAGTATCTCCTACTTGATTAATTTGATCTCCCTGTGCTTCTTCTGGTGCTACCTGACCTATCCACCATCGAAATCCATCTTTACCTGTAAAATTAGTTTTAATTAAAGAATTTTCTATCATTTCCTTCCGTAAGTATCTCTTAATAATTTTAATCTAGTGAACGAACCCTCTACATCATAATAGTGAGACATCTCTTTAATCATATATAGACCACTTGAATCAGGATCTGGAACGTGTCTTTTTTCTAAATCGTTGCGGGGAAATTCACATCTAATGACAGTGCCCGCAGATAAATTTGTATTGAGAGGTACAACTATCTCTGCAACCTGAGTATGTAATAAACTATATCTCATTCTTGATTGTGCGTCAATCATCGCTGGATCAGCATTTCTTTGAATTGAGTCATTCCAACCTTTCTTACTCGCATTTTCCTCTAATGTGCCAATATCATACATTGCACTGAATATACGAGTTGGTGCATTTCCTAAAGATTCAGCATCCTCTATTTCTGACATAGGTGCAGATGGAAATTCTATTTTATTTTCACCTAAAGTTTTAATATTGTTAACATAATCTGATGACTTAAAATGGTTGATATAAGGAGCAAATGAAAGAGGATTAATATAATATCTTTGACTACTATATGCACCTCTTTCTAGTTTATTCATCAAATCAATATTTTGATTTATGTTGTATTCTATAATTTTAAAATCTTTATTTGGATCATCAAAATTTACTACATTTGGTGCATACCTATAATCTTTTCCAAAAGGTTCTTGCTCTACTAAAGAGTCAATGGATCTAAAATTAAATCCATCTTTTGTTTGATAGAAAAAGAAACCAGCACTACTAGCTTTTGATTCCTCCTCGGATTCACCAGACATAGATTTACTTGCTAACCAAGTTAATATTTGAAATGGTTTTTTCATATTTCCAATGAACCCATAATTATTCATTGCAGTCTCTATTACATTTATTTTATCAGTTTTAAGATAATTTTTTAAAATATCTTTTACAGCGGCAGAAATATTAGTCTCTGGGGTAAATTTTTTACCAACCCGTGCAGTCTCATTCGTAATTGCCTCTCTACTTACTAAATTTAATACTAAACTCTCACGCTCTCCATCTATCATCACATTTTCTATACCGCTAACGTAAAAATTTTTCGTAGGTTCTGAAAAATCAAGAGTTTGATTAGTGTCTGAATTAGCAGCTATTTTAATTGATACTCTCTCACCACCTCTTAGTGGTAAACCATTATAAAGAGATTGTAATTTACCATCTTTGCCACGTACAACTCCACCAGTATTAACTACAACCATTCTAGCTGTGATAATTGGTGAAAATAAATTTTCATAATATGTGAAGTTAACAACACCCTCTGCTATGTCAACGGTTTTAGAACCGTCTCCTGATTCAATAATAAATTCTTCGTATATTGATGATTTTACTGACATTAGCTATTCAATATGAGAGTCTGAGCTTTTTTGATTGGATCTTTATTGGTATTAAATTCAACTCCAATACCTGAACCTCCTCCACCACCAGATGATCCACTGTTACCTGTATTAACTGCGACCTCTTGTATAATGACAGTTGTTTTATTAGATTTTTTATTTTTTACAAGATTCTGTTCATTTTTAGAGATAGGAACAATTAATCCCATATCATCTTTTCTTCCTGGAATGCTTATATTTACATTTGTTTGAATATCTCTGGTATTAACACCAAATTTATCATTGAGAAGTATACTAAGTGATTTAAATCTAAAGTTTTCTTTTGGTGTTCTATTTAAATCTTTTTCTTTAAGTTTTAAAAAATTTGATATTGCTTCTTCTTTAGTAAGTGCATCAACTCCTGTGCCCTTTATCAATTTCAATGCACCCTGATCACCTCTATACACTACGGTTTCTCTTCTTTTTTTAGTGCCAGTAGTATTATTATTTTTTTTGTTTGTAGTTTGATTTCTCTTACTTACATCTCCAATGGTATTTTTTAATTTATTAGTCTGATTTTTTACTTCATTATCAACGTCTTTTTCCGACACTACATCCTTTTCTTTTTGATTATTAACTAATTTGACACCATCATCAATTATTTTATCTGCCTGTCCCACTATTATATCATCTTCAGTTTCCTCTTGGTTTTCTATTGGTGTCTCGACAACATTTTCATTTTCATTATCACTATCATTAACAGGCACTGTTATTATATTATCATCTTGTCTTACCTCACCATCTAAAGTTGCATCACCTACGTCACCCATACCTTCTTTTACTTCCGCTCCACTCTCCTTTGCCTCCTGTAATCCATCTTTATATGCCTTATCAATTTCCTCACCATAGGTCATTTCTAAATTATTTTTATTGACATCACTTCGTAACACTTCATCTTCAACACTTTTATCAAATGCTATAGTTGCCTCTCTAAATTCATCATTAAGTAAAAGTAAAGCGTTTACTGCCTTTTCATTCTCATCTTCCTGTTCTGCTTTTGCTTTTAAAAAATCAAATTTTGGTAGGGAATCCATAGCTTCTCTTATTCCTTGTCCCAATGAAGTGAAAAAATCACCAACTCCCTCTACGAAATTACTTAAAATATTAGTTAATTGTTTAATTCTTTTTATAAGTGATGATATAGCATTTAATATTACTGGTAAAGAATTTATAAACCACCCTATTAAAATTATACCAAAGAAATCTAATATTCTTCCTAAAAATCCTTTTGTGCTTCTTTGAACTATATTACCTTGTTTTGTTTCTACACCTTTTATTGATGTTGATTCTAATTCATCCTCTCTTTGTTTTCTCCTTACATTTTCTCTTCTCTTATTAAAATATTCATTATCCTTTTTTATTAATTTAGAGGTGAAAATATTTGTTTTACGAGTTTGATCTATGATTCCACTCGCAAGCGAACTTGTTCTACCCAAACCCTTTGAAAAATTTGATACAGAATTACGTATAGAATTAATACTATTTGATGAACTTATTAAAGAATTACGTTGTTTTTGTATTGACATTAGACCGTGCTTACATTAAACAAAGATTCTGCGACTATCACGTAATTATTGGCATAATCTGATGTTGAAAATTTAGGCACTTTTACTGCACCTACTTTACTTGGACCTGATGTTCCAGTTTGAGGTGTACTATTTCCCTGTAATGGTAACTTTATTACTTCTACTTCTTCATTCAAAGCCAATTTCTGATCTAAGTTTTCCTCTCTTGATTTAAATGGAACTATTCCACTAACAGAATCATAAGAAACTGGTCTTGCCATAATATTATCATTATTAGAGGTATTCGTTCCCTCTATATTACCAGATGCTGAATTATTATTCATACTAGTATCACCTTCTACATTTTGATTCGCACCTGTTATCGAATCAACACCTCCACCAACAAAATTTGCTGCTGCCTCATCACCACCAAATAAACCTACACCGATACCACCTAATAAACCACCGATAAGTGCACCAGGTGGCCCTCCTAAAAAACCACCAATTAATGCACCAGTTTTCATACCAGCACCAAATGCTAAGTATTTGGTAACTCCTCTCGTTAGAGATCCTATAAACGCTTGGAAATTACTATTGCCTCTCTTTTTATAATCTGCAAAATCAAATACACCCTCTACAACATAAAATAATTTATTAAATGTATTTAAAAGTTTTCCACCAAACTGTCCTAGTCTTGAAAATGCACCTACCTTAGTTGCTTTAGATGCAGTAGCAGCAGCCATTTCTTTGGTAACAATTGGTTTACCAAACATATTACGAAATATGTTATTGAATTGTCTAATTTTATTTGGAAAGAACGCTTGTGTTGCTACGACTCCACCAGTTGCTGCTGCTGATCTTGATAATATTTTACTATCTCTTGTAGCCTGAGCTGCTGCTTTTGGATCTACATTCTTAACATTATTAACTAAACCGACTATCCCAAGTCGTAACATATTTTTAAATTTATTGAGATTTATTCCAATAAAATTAAATAATAATTCAAATGGTTTTTTTATGAAATTAGCGGAAATTACTAATAATAGAGATGCTGTAAATGCTTTTGTTAGTGCGAGTAATTTACCAAATGCGATGGTTGCAGCTAATGTTATACCACCCATTATTATCAGACTGCCTACTAATTTATCCTTAAATTTTTTTAATTCTTCCTCATTCCCCTCGGCATTTAATCTTAAGAACGTTAATGTTGTATTAACTAACCAACCACCTGCTAAGAATAAAAAAGCATCTGTCAATCTTGATAAAATACCTTGAGCTACTTGCTTAACTCTTCTGACTGGAGTAAGTAATGCAAATTGTATTCTTTTTTCTAATTCTGACTCTTTACCCTCTCTTAATCCCTGCTCTGCTAATATAGCTTCCCTTCTCTCTTTTGCTGCTTGTCTTTGTTTTTCTAATGCATCACTTACTTGTAAATTATTTTTTATTGCTTCTAGCGAATTATTAATACTTGAGACTTGTTGTGTTATTCCTGAAAGTTGACCTGAAACACTTTCTAAAGTCAGTGAATTTTTTGATATTAAATTTTGTGATATTGTATCACCTTGAGCTTGTGGTGGAACAGCACGACCAGTAAAGATACTAGAAGATACGCTTCTTCTAATACCTCTTAATCCACCTGCAATCGGTGACGCTAAACCTTGTTCCTCATCCATTATTTTGTTGTGCTTTTAAATTTTCCTCTTCAACATACTGTTGTAATAGAGAAACATAAATTTCTCTTTCCCAAGGTATCATATTCTCAAGTTCAGTTAAACTATATTTATGGTGCTGCATCAAGGCAAAATTTAACTTATAGTATGACACAAGATCTTCATGTGCCATACTTATGCGAAAAAATTCTGCAGCCCCTCAATTTTTATATCACTCTCAACTTTAGTGTTTGGATTGGTGACAGTAACAGTATGAGATAATTTAGGCATAGTTTCAAAAAATGTTTCGACTTTTTTGAACTGACTAGAATTTAATGACTCTATAAAAGTTGTTAACTCTTTCTTCGTACATTCTTCCGAAGCCCAAGATTCTTCCTCTGAATAAACCTGATCTATACAAGATGCGATTAAATCAAAAGTATCATCTACGTTCATCTCCTGCATCGCACTAAAGTTATTTTTAATAAATTCAGTCAACGAAGGATATTTCATCCTTAAAGTATAAACATCATCTAAAGATATGTCAGTTGAATGGTTTTCATCCTTTTGCACTTTAATGCTATCAACATTAATGGATGCTGGTACTTGTGTTTTACCATCATCAGGACAAGTAACCATCACTTCAATTTGCTCTCCAACAGATTTTCCACGAATGTTTAGAAAAAGATATTCTATATCAAAGGTTGCTAATTTTTCAACCTTTATTCCCTTTGAAAGTATACAATGAGAAATCACATCTTTGACTGCTCTCGCAATCTGTTTTGTATCTTGAGATTCCATCGCTAAGATAAGAATCTTTTCCTCCTTCACTAGAAAAGGTCTATATTTAATTTTCCTGTTTGATGAAGGGAGAGTCAACTCGTATGTTGGAGTTGATATGGTTGGTAATGGCATAATAATTACTACACTTCATAAAATTATTTATAGGGGTTTTAAAAACTTATCTTTGGAAAACAGGAAAAGGACTTTGACCGAATTGACTGCTATCCACACTACCTGTTACAGTTCCTCCATCTAATCGTCTTTGATATCCAACACTATCATTCAATAAAGATACTCCACTCATAACTTCATTTAAAGCACCAGCATCATTATACCTTATATTATTATTCCCAGATTTTCTTCTATTATTATTCAGATCAATACCTAATGCTCTTGCTAATGATGAGGTTTCCCCACAAATATATCTATCAAAACTAAATGACGCTGTTGCTTTTAATACCTGTGAATTTTGATATGAAACCCTAGTTGAATTTAAAGCAATTGGAAATAATCCAACAAAGCGATACTCCAAAAATTGAAAATGATCTGCTTCAAATTTTACTATTCTCGTATCATTAGATTTATATTCTTCGGGATATGCCATTTTAAAATGATACGCATCCCTTGTAGGGTCAGAATTAGATTGTCCTGAAATATATTCCATCCAATGTTCGATAAATTTAAGTGATTTATATTCCAAATCAACATAAAAATCAAAACTAATTTGAGTGAACTGTCTTGTATGTGCGAATTTTTCTACTAATCCCTGATAATCTCCAGCAGTATTCACAGATGCCATATTACTACCTGGTAATACTGCGTCACTACATAAAAGTCCAATATTATCAGAGATAAAACGATCATTTATCCCTTTTTTTCTCATTTCTGATCTTAATGGGCTATTTGGTAGTACAAATTTTACAAGAAACTTTGATGTCTGAGCTACTCTTTGTAACTTAGGCATTATATCTGATATCCCTCTTGGTCTTGGTGCTGGCACTCTAAATACTTCTATAGTATAGTTATTTAGATGGCTTATAGGGGAAAATACTATCCATCCTTTCCTAGAAAGTATAAAGGTGATCCTACAAATATCATTTACAGATCACTATGGGAGAGGAAGTTCATGGTGTATTGTGATAAAAATGCAAAGATACTAGAGTGGGGAAGTGAAGAGATTGCTCTTCCATATATTTCACCCCACGATAGTCGAGTGCATAGGTATTTTCCAGATTTTTATATCAAAGTTCAAGAGAACACAGGTAAAATAAAGAGATATCTAATTGAAGTAAAACCACTCAAACAAACAACTAAACCAAAAAAACCAAAAAGACAAACCAAAGGTTACATTCGTGAAGCATTTGAGTATGCAAGAAATCAAGCAAAGTGGAAAGCAGCAAGAGAATATTGTGCTGACCGTATGTGGGAGTTTAAAGTAATTACAGAAAAAGAGTTAGACATATGAGTAGAATAGATCCTATAATGAAAAATCTTATCGGTACAGAAAGTCCCGATGATTTAGCAACAGAAATATTAGATGTATTGACTGAAGGGAGTAATGTACCTGAACCTGGTAATTACTATATTTTTGTATATCGTGCCAAAACACCTGGCATTGCATATGATTCACATCCACTTGTTGCTGTAACTGATGTATTTCAATGGGGATTCAAAGGATTAAATTATCATTGGGGTGAAATGAGACAATATACATTTCCCGAAGTGGTCGGTGGTCTGTATAAAGTTGATGAAATGGAGTTAAGAGATTTAAGAACTCTGCCTTTTGTCAAAATCATACTAAATAGTTAAAAATTAGGTCGATAATGAACGCAGGAAACGCAAGCGGGTATACTAAGGAACAAATAAAAGGAATGATGGGGGATACCTCATCGGGTAATACTGGTGGAAATACATCACCACGAACAAAACAAAATTTTCTCAGTGGTGAGGATAGATATTTGTCATATCCCATAGCAAGAAATAATCAGGAAATAACTGGAGATACTTTAAGAATAAAATGCCTAGAATATGTGCCATCAGATGGTGAAGATTTTAAAGTGCAAATAGATAACTTTTTCACAGAAGATGTAAATAAAGCAACTGGTAAGGTAATTCCTAATTCTGAAAAAGTACCTGGTAAAAAAGAGAGGAAAAAATTTTTTGGGGAAAATGATGTAGTTATAACTCCAACTTTTACTAATGCAGATACCAGAATAAGAAATGCAAGTAAACAAAGAAAACTTACAAAATATAATATTGAACTTCCCATGCCTCAAGAAATTCAAGACTCACAATCTGTAACTTGGGGTGATGATAAAATAAACGCAATAGAACTTGCAGGTGTCTCAGCCGCAGGTAGAATATTAAGTCAAGATCTTGGGAAGACAGTTAATGATACAAGACAAGCGATTGAAATTTTGAATTCAGGTGTTAATATACCAGGTGTGACTATTGAAACACAAAACGCTATTAGAGCAGCTCTGGCTGGAGGAGCAATAGGAGCTCTTGGGGGAAATGTTTCACCTCGTAGTATAATATCAAGAACAACAGGTCAGGTTTTAAATAATAATCTTGAATTACTATTCAATGGTGTAAATTTAAGAACATTTCCATATAGTATAACATTTTCACCAAGAAATCCAGATGAGGGAAATGTTGTAAAAAAAATAATAAGAGCACTTAAAATGAGTATGTCTGCAAAAGCAGGTGAATTTAACCAAAACGCTCAAGGACTTTTTATAAAATCACCAGATTTATTCCAACTTCAATATTTGAGAGATGGAAAAGACCATCCTTTTTTAAATAATTTTAAATTATGTGCTCTTACAGGTATGAATATTAATTATACAAACGCTGGCACTTACACATCATATAGTGATGGTACTCCAGTAAATATAAGAATGGATGTTACTTTTAAAGAAATAAACCCTGTTTATGCAGAGGATTATTTACCAGGCAATGGATCAGGAATGGGAGTTGGATTCTAATGGGATACTTTAGAGAATTACCAAATGTTGCATATCAATCACCTTTATTACATAAAAATTCATCAACTGATTATATAGTAATTAAAAATATTTTTCGTCGTACAAAATTATTTGACTATCTAAAAGGTGCAACAACTTTATTAAACAAATACTACATTCGTGACGGAGAAAGACCCGACATAATCGCTGAAAAATTATATGGGGATTCAAAATTAGATTATGTTGTTATTTTAGTAGCGAACATTATTAACATTAATCACGAATGGCCTTTAAGAGATCATCAGGTTTACGATTATGCTTTATCAAAGTATGGTTCAGTGCAAAAAATGAATGAGATAAAATATTATGAGACTTTTGAAATCAGAGATGATAAAGAACGTCAAATACTACCACCAAATTTAATTGTGGATGCCGATTTTAAAATCGATGGCACTATTCATAAATTTCCAAGTACAAGATACACAATAAGGTCTCAAGCAGGTTACTCTCAACTTGATGATAAGGATGAATATACAGTATTAACTGATAAAATTGCTCGTGCTGTAACTAATTTAGAATTTGAATACTCTGTCAATAGAGAAAAAAGTGAGATAGATGTATTGGATATTAGTTACTTACAGACCTTTATAAATGACTTGAGAAGTATTTTAAAATATGATAAGAGTTCAAATTATATAACTTCTTCACTTGCTGCCACTGAAAATACAAACGTAGTTAGTCCATAAAAAAAGGGGGTCAGTAGACCCCCTACACAATTAATTTTAATTATTCTTCTGCGAGTTTCGCAAAGTATGATAGTGCGTCATCCTCTTCTTCTGCTACCGCAGGAGTTGGTTTTGATACAGCAGCAGTTACTAATTCTTCTGCCTCTCCACGATCAATATCCTCCTCTTCAAATTGTGGTGCAGCGGACTTCTTATTTCCAAGAACATAATCTAAACGAGTTTTTAACTCATCATATGTCTTGAATTGATCTGGTGCAACAATCTCAGCAAGTGAGAACTGTTTCTTCCAGAGTGATTCCATTGCATCATCGTCATTAAGTAAAGGACTTGGTGCAGCAAATTCAGAACTATCATAGTTTCTGTATCCTGCTACGTTCTTTGCTTTCAACTTGAAGTTTGCACCTTGCCAGAAATCGAATGGGTCGATTGCTTCTTCATCCTCGAACTCAGGTTGCATCGCTGCAGTAAGTTTGTCAAAGATTTTCTTTCCATACTTGTATAGAAATACTTTACCTTCGTT